GGAAAAAACGTTCATATGTATTCCAAGGTTTTGTAGTTGAAGACCCGTTAAACGAAGACAAGACTCCGGAAAACCCAATCCGTAGATTTATTATTGGCCCACAGATCTTCCAGATCATTAAAGGTGCATTAATGGATCCTGAGTTAGAAGAACTGCCAACAGACTATATGCGTGGCGTTGACTTTAGAATTAAGAAAACTTCTAAAGGTGGCTATGCAGACTATTCTACATCAAACTGGTCACGTAAAGAACGTGCATTAGAAGATGTTGAAAAGGCAGCTATTGATACACACGGGTTGTTTAACATGTCAGATTTCCTTCCAAAGAAACCAGGCGAAGTTGAACTGAAGGTAATGAAAGAGATGTTTGAAGCGTCAGTAGACGGTGAAGCATACGATATGGATCGTTGGGGTCAATACTTTAAGCCAGCTGGCATGAGTCAGAACACTGGTGATCCTAACAAAAAATATACACCACCTACAGCATCAACACCTGCGCCAGCGGCGGCACCTGCTCCAGTAGCAGCGGCAGCACCTGCTCCAACACCAACACCAGAGGCAGCACCTGCAACAGCAGAAGCGGCACCTGCAGATGACGGTGCTAATAGAGCGCAAGATATTCTTGCAATGATTAGAAGCAGAAACGGCAACAGCTAATTTAATACGTGCGGGATATTTACATTCGACTATCCCGCACTATTACTTTAATCTAACGAGAGGAAATATATATGGCGAAAGCATTTGACGTAAGTAAATTTAGAAAGACAATTACTAAGAGCATTTCTGGTCTTGGCATTGGCTTTAACGACCCAACTGATTGGGTTAGCACAGGCAACTTTGCACTGAACTATCTTGTTAGTGGAGACTTTAATAAAGGAGTTCCGCTAGGTAAAGTAACAGTGTTTGCCGGAGAATCGGGTAGTGGTAAGAGTTATTTTTGTTCAGCAAACATTGTAAAGTCTGCTCAAGAACAAGGTATCTTTGTAGTACTAATTGATTCAGAAAACGCACTTGACGAAGCATGGTTACATGCATTAGGTGTAGACACTTCAGAAGAAGCACTTCTTAAACTAAACATGTCCATGATTGATGATGTTGCTAAAACAGTATCTGAGTTCATGAAAGAATACAAAGAAATGCCAGAAGAAGAACGTCCTAAAGTGTTAATTGTAATTGATAGCTTAGGTATGTTACTAACACCTACTGATGTTGATCAATTTCAAGCTGGTAATATGAAAGGTGATATGGGTCGTAAGCCTAAGGCATTGACTTCACTTGTTCGTAACACCGTTAACATGATTGGTAGTTACAATGTAGGTATGGTGTGTACTAACCACACTTATGCATCACAAGACATGTTTGACCCTGATGATAAGATCAGTGGCGGACAAGGGTTTGTATATGCATCTAGTATTGTAGTTGCTATGAAGAAACTTAAACTTAAAGAAGACGAAGACGGAAATAAAACTACTACTGTACAAGGTATTAGAGCAGCGTGTAAAGTAATGAAAACACGTTACGCAAAACCGTTTGAAAGTGTTCAAGTTAAGATTCCGTATGAAACAGGTATGAATCCTTATTCAGGACTTGTTGAGTTGTTTGAAGCAAAAGGTCTTCTTAAGAAATCAGGTAATAGACTTGAGTATACTAGCCCACTAACAGGCGAAGTTATGCTAGAGTATCGTAAGCAATGGGTTGGAGAAAAACTTGATGTGGTTATGAATGATATTATAAATACACCTGTACAGGTTGAACCAATTGTAGATAACGTTGAGTTTGAGCTGGAAGAACAACCAACTGAATAATGGAGATTATAGCTTATGGGATCTGACCTAATTGCTGATATTTGGAACGCTGTATCAGAACATATACCTGATAAAGATAAACAGGAAGTAGCAAAAACTTTTATTACTACTCTTGTAGATCATGGAGTATCTGAAGTTACTATCAACGAGCTTTTTGGCGTTGATACATTTTTAGATACTGCTATCGAGTATGCCACTGACGAAGACGACAGTGAAGCATATGATGAAGATGTTGAAGATGCAGTTTGGGATGACGAGGATTAAATGAATTGGTACGATAGAGTTTCTAAAGATATTTCGAACATTCCTGCCGCAGTGCAGTACTATGAGGGTGAAATTCTTTTAGCAAAAAAAGAAACAAACGTTCATGGTAGTATTGAACAGGCGGCAGCTAGAATGCCAGGCATTGTAGAAACTAGATTCGGCCAATTACAAGAGATCGAAGCAATACTCGAATACTTAAATATCGAACTTCGCCGTTTACGAAGTCAACATTTTAGAAAATATGTTGAAAACTATCAGCGTCAACTTAGCTCACGAGATGCTGATAAATTTGTAGACGGCGAAGCCGATGTTGTTGATTTTGAGAAAATTATCAACGATTTTGCACTATTACGCAATAAGTGGCTAGGCATTATTAAAGGCTTAGACATTAAACAATGGCAACTTTCAAACATTGTTAAGCTCAGAACAGCTGGGCTAGATGACGCATCCATATAATTTTACTGAGATAAACTGCGCATATAAATACTAGTATGAAAAGAATCGTACTAGTCACAGGCGGATTTGATCCGCTACACTCCGGGCATATTGCCTATTTCAAAGCAGCTAAAGAACTTGGAAACGAGTTATGGGTTGGCGTTAACAGCGACGAGTGGTTAACGAACAAAAAGGGTATGCCGTTTATGCCCGTCCAAGAAAGAATTGCTATTATTAAAGAACTTGCTGTAGTAGACAATGTTATTACATTTAAAGATGATGAGGAAGGATCTGCATGTGGTGCGATAGACGTAGCACTTAGAACATCTGAAACAATGCATGACAGAATAGTGTTTGCTAATGGCGGCGACAGAGGTGAAGGCAATTCACCAGAAGTAGAAAAATTTTCCAACAACGATAGAGTAGAATTTGAATTTGGCGTTGGTGGGACAGACAAAAAGAATTCAAGCAGTTGGATTTTAGGAGAATGGAAAACACCTAAAACAACACGCAAATGGGGTTGGTATAGAGTACTAGATCATCAACCAGAAAATAATTTTAAAATTAAAGAACTAGTAATTGAGCCAGGTGCATCTCTTTCTGATCAAAGACATTTTAAAAGATCAGAACATTGGTATGTACTAAAAGGCAAAGTTAAAATAGATACTCAATGGAATGACATTAGTAATAGTGTAGAACTTTTACCCTTGCAACGAGGGTATGATATTGCAGTAGGCACTTGGCACAAAGCAAGTAACCCCACAAACGAATTAACACATATACTAGAAGTTCAATATGGTGAATCTTGTATCGAAGAGGATATTGAAAGACGTGACTGATTGGATCTTCATAAGCAAGGGAAATAAAGATCCCTACATCAATCGTTTTGCTAGAGGTTGCAATTCAAGTGTGGTAGATTCTAATACCTTTGATTATGACGACTCGGAAAATCCAATTGTGCTACGTGGTATCTTAAAAAAGAAATGGATGCATCGTTGTATGGAAGATGCTAGAGACTTTTACTATATGGACACTGGATATTTTGGTAATGAAATTACTAAAAGCAATCCTAATGGTTGGAAGTTTTGGCATAGAATTGTTAAAAACAATTTGCAACACAACAAAATTATTGAACGCCCATCGGCAAGATTTGAAGGATTTGGCAAGAAGTTTGTACCGTGGAATAAAAAAGGAAAGAAGATTCTTATTGCTGCGCCTGATGAAAAACCGATGAAATTTTACGATACTGATTTAGATACATGGTTATCTGAAACAGTTGAAACTATAAAGCAATACACTGATAGACCTATAGAAATTAGACAACGATCTAAACAACGTGCAGATAGAATGGTGAGTAATACGCTTGAACAAGCATTAGCTGATGATGTATTTGCATTAGTTACATTTAATTCTAATGCAGCAGTTGAGTCTGTTTTCCAAGGAATACCAGTATTTACACTAGCACCTGTTAGTGCAGCACTACCTGTTGGATCAAACGATTTAACAAAAATTGAAACACCGCATTACCCAACTCAAGACGTACTTTGGGCATGGGGATGTCATTTAGCACACGGTCAGTTTCACGATAGTGAATTAAGGACTGGCAAAGCTAAAGCATATTTGGAGGAAACATGGACTTAAAAGTATTCGTAGGATACGACACTAAAGAAGATATAGCTTATCAAGTTTGTAAGCACAGCATTGAACGTCATAGCCCTACAGCAATAGTTAAACCACTAAAACAGTCTGAACTTAGAAGTCAAGGCTGGTATACAAGAGGCAACGATAAACTAGCAAGTACTGAGTTTACTTTTACTCGCTTCCTAGTACCAGAGCTTAGTAACTTTAATGGCTGGGCAGTATTTATGGATTGTGATATGTTGCTTACTACAGATATTAAAGAACTGTTTGATCAAGCAGACGACAAGTATGCTATTATGTGTGTACATCACGACTATGCACCTAAAGAAGGCATTAAAATGGACGGACAGAAACAAACAGTGTATCCACGTAAAAACTGGTCAAGTGTTATGTTGTTTAATTGCGGCCATCCTGCTAACAAAGCATTGACTATGGATTTAGTTAACGAACCAGAAATTAACGGTGCATACTTGCATCGCTTTAGTTGGTTAGCAAGTGATGACTTAATTGGTGAAATCTCGCCCGAATGGAATTGGTTAGTAGGACACTACCAAGAGCCAACAGACGGCACACCAAAACTAATACATTACACGGAAGGTGGCCCGTGGTTTGAAAACTATCGTACATGCGAATACCATAAAGAGTGGAAAGCTGAATTACAGGACATGATGAGATAATGACACTAAGCCCTGAAGAAATCTTAGTTAAGGGATCTGGAGACAAACTAACAGTTGAGTCTTCTAACTTATCCAAACCTATGGTTATTAGAGGTGTAATTAAAAAACAACATGCTGACAACTGTGTAAAAAATAATAGAGACTATTGGTACATTGACACAGGTTACTTTGGTAATTTTCCTAGTACAGGAAATAAAAAAGGCAATAAGAAGTGGCACAGGATTGTTAAAAATGAAAATCAACTATCTACGTTTAGACCAAATTTGCCACAAGATAGATGGAACAATCTTGTTAAAGATGATCCAAGAATTCAATGGTCAGGCTGGAAGAATCACGATAAAAAGATTCTATTAGTAATGCCTAATCCTAAAGCATGTGCATGGTATAATGTTGACTATAACAAATGGGTCAAACAAACTACAAAACAGATTAAACAACATATTGATTTACCAATTGAAGTAAGAATTAAAGGTTCACGTACAGCACGTAACTTTGAATACTCAATTTACGATGCTTTTAATTCTGGAGTGTATGCTACAGTAACAATGAATAGCATGGCTGCACTTGAATCTGTTCTATACGGTATTCCAGCATTTGTTACATCGCCTTGCGCAGCTACACCTTTAGCGTCAACGGACCTAAGTCAGCTTAGTAGTCCTTACTATCCTGAATTGGATAAAATACAACAGCACTGTCATAGCCTTGCGTATGGACAGTTTACATTTGATGAAGTTGAGTCTGGTGCTGCATACAACTTAGTGGAGAAATACAGCTAATGAAATTGCTGATGAACGATAAAGAAATTGCAAACTTTTTACTGTCGTTAGTGCCAGTGCCTGAAGAGTTATTCAAATTTAATATGCAAGACAGATACTGTGCAACTTATATTCAAGACCATCTTAGTAAAAAAGCTAAATGGAAAGAACCAAATCGCAAACTGGAACCAGATGAAAAGAAGAAATTTAGAGATAAACTTCTTAAAGCTGTACGCAGAGATTTAGATGAATGGGTTGATGTAGTTAACAAAAACAAAGGCGGAATACGTGATAACTATTTTCACGCAATACATAATAACATTGAATATTTTATTGATGCATTTGGCATCGACGAAATCTTTGCAAAATATAAAGTTGCTGAATATAAAAACTTTGTAAAAGGTACTGGCGCACATCTTGGTGCCGGTGCAAACAACGAATTTATTAGAAGAAAAGAGTTTACTTCGTTTACTGATGATTGTCTAATTAGAAACACAGTTGGTAATGAAGATCTGCTTGTTACAAAAATTGATAACAACTATCCTTTTTGGTTTATTGATAGCGGTTATACAAACTTCCTCGAATCAAATAAAAAATGGCATAGACTAGTGCGTAGTCATTTACACTACGGCAAGTCTTTTGATGCACCTGCAGACAGATTAGGTAATTTTAAAAAGTTTCCTAGACCTTGGAGGAAAGACGGAGAAATTATTTACGTAATTGAACCTGGACCGTTTGCAGCAAGTATTATGCACGTAGATCTAAAAACTTGGAAGTATGATGTAGCAAAAGAGTTACGTAAGTATACTGACAAGCGCATTAGATTTAGATCTAAGGCACCTAAAAAGAAAAGAACTGACCTACATAAAGAATTGTTAAATGACGATTATTACTGCTTAGTAAACATTAATAGTAACGCAGCAACAGAAGCTATATGGGCCGGAGTTCCAGCTATAACGCTAGATACACACATAACAAACCCAGTAACACGCAATAAATTATCAGATATTAACAACCTTTATCGTGATAATATTGGATCTTGGTTATGTATGTTAAGCTATTCTCAATTTACAAAAGAAGAACTACTTAACGGAAAAGCAGCGTCAGTTGTAAAGAGACTTCCATGACGTTAACAGCAGTAGCATACTATGCTGGCATTCCGCCACATAATAACAATCCAGAAAAGCCACTAATCTTAGATAACTTTCTAGCAGGTGTTAAGGCAGCTGGTGATAATGCTATTGACCATCGACAGTTAAGTACAATTCCACATGCTGATGTTGCATTGATACAAGGGTTTGTACACGAACACGGAAAAAATGCACCTCATCTTGTTTTAAGAAAAAATGCAGTAGAACAACAACAGCAACCAGGTAAACGATCTTTAATAGTTGACAGTAATTTATTTTTAGCATACGATCAAGGAAATACAAATCGTTATTTACGATATAGTTACGATGGAGTATTTCCCACTACAGGATTTTATTTTGATACAGATGTTGATCCTACTCGCTGGCAAAAAATTAGTAGCAGATTAAATATTCAAATGAAACCTTGGAGAACTGAAGGTAATCATATTCTAGTATGTTTGCAACGCAACGGCGGTTGGAGTATGCGTGGGTATAATAGTGTACAATGGGCGAACGATACTATTGCAACTATTAGAAACATAACTGATAGACCAATATTAGTTAGAGGACATCCAGGCGATAAAAAGACAAGATACTTTCCGCAACATAAAGATGTATTTGTAAGCAATTCACCTAGTATTCTACAAGATTTAAAGAACGCATGGGCAACTGTGCTATATAATAGTAGTCCTAGTGTTATTAGTGCAATTGAAGGAGTTCCGGTATTCTTAACTGATCCTAGTCCAGAACACAGTCAGAGTCACGAAGTAGCAAATACAAAAATTAAAAGATTAAATGATCCAAAACTTTTTGATAGGCAGGAATGGATAGAAAAGTTGGCAATGTGCCATTGGAACTTTCAAGAACTAGCCTCAGGAGAGGCATGGAAACACTTTAGGAGATACATATGATTAAATTAGACAATGGATGGCATATGCCAGACAACGAAGTAAAGATGACTAGACATATTCAAGAAGATACTGATATGTATAATCCTAATTACGAAAGAAAAATTAGAGATGCTATTTTAGCAGCCATTCCGATCAAAGGAATATTTGTTGATGTTGGTGCTAACGTAGGACTTTGGTCAATGGATATGAAAAAACATTTTAGAAAAGTAGTTTCTTATGAGCCTAGTGAAAGAGTTCACGAATGCCTAGTAAAAAACTTAGGTGAGTATGATACCATTAACATTAGACGTAAAGCATTAGGCGATAAAGCTGTAACTGTACAGTTTCATGACGGGATTAAAAACTGCGGTGATAGTAAAATTGCAATGTGGGAGTCTGATGCGTTTTATTATGTTGATGTTGTAAAATTAGACGATGAAGGTATCAAGAATATTTCATTAATTAAAATTGATGTGCAAGGATACGAATTACCGGCAGTTTTAGGAATGGAAAAAGTTATTGAAGAGCAGCAACCGTGGGTAGCATTTGAAATTAATAATGATGTTGACGTTATTTGTAAGTTTTTAGAAGATAGAGGTTACGACCAAATATACATGAAGTCAAAAAGAGTGTTAATTTATGCACCAAAAACAGGACCTATGGCGCCAGCAAGTAAATTTATGGGTAGATACTTAGGACCAGGACCTTATGAAAAATTAAGTGGTAAAAGTGGTAAAGTAATTCCGTTGCAACAAGGAAGATAGTGTGAACAAGGCTGCGAAACGTATTCAAAAATGTGCTTTTAAAAGACCGTTTGTTGATTGCTTAGTAATCGGCACAGGCATGGGTGCATTTGACGAATTATTTGATTTATTTGACACTGTTTTTGTATATGACAAAGGAGCACCTAGAGTAAGACGATCTAATGTAGTATACAAAGCAAAATTAAAAGATTGCTCACTGTCAACAATCACTACTGTGTTTATAGATAGAGAATTAGTAAAAGTTTTAGACCACTTAGGCGCTATTTTAGCAAACCCTTCACCTGATGTATTCATAGCAGGAGAAGAGCCTATTGATAGAAACCAAAGTGCCAATTTGTATAGGCACAAATATAATTGTAAAATGACAACAGGAACATTTCATGTTTGGACCTGTATGAAAAACGGAGAATTTTTCCAATGACAATAAGTGTAGTAACAACATTCCACGCAAAAGGCTTACAACAGTACGGACAACGTATGATTGATAGTTTTATTGATAATTGGCCTTCAGAAATTAAGTTGCATGTATACGCAGAAGATTGTAACCCTAAAATTAAGGATCATAGCAGAATTGAATTGTATGATCTACATTCAAGTGTGCCAGAGCTAGTTGCATTTAAACAAAGATGGAAAGATGTCCCTAAAGCAAACGGTGATGTAAGTGGTGACCCTATTCGTAGTAGAAGACGTGACTCGGGTAAAGGATTTAAATGGGACGCAATTCGTTTTGCACACAAAGTATACAGTATTTTTCACTGTGCTACTATATGCGATACTGAAAGACTTATGTGGATGGATGCAGACACTTTTTGCCACAGTCCGATATCCTATAGTCGAGTAAACGATCTTGCTCCACCACACAAAGATATTTGTTTTCTTGGAAGAAAAGGTAAGTTTTCAGAATGTGGACTATATTCAATGACGCTAGGTAACAAGCAAACAACACGCTTTATGAGAGAATTTAAAAGGGTATACGAAGAAGCAGAAAACAATGGTATCTTTCAAATGGAAGAGTGGCATGACAGTTATGTATTTGATGTAGTTCGATCAAGAGTACCTATGAACGAGTGGAATTGGGCCGAAGGCCTAGTTACTGGTGAAGGCCACCCGCTTATTAATTCGATGTGGGGAGCATATCTTGATCATCTCAAAGGTGGACGTAAACAATTAGGTAAAAGTAAACGCACAGATTTACTTGTGCCTAGAACTGAAGCATACTGGAATCAGTAATGTGGATGTCTATGAAGTTTAGGATATGGAGGGAGTATGGCGCACTTAATAGTAAACCTATTTTTGATGCTTTTGAACACAGCATTATATCTAGTGGGCACAGCGTTGTTAACGATGATACTAGTGCCGACGTTAATGTTATTTGGAGTGTTTTGTTTAATGGTAGAATGGGGCCTAATCAAACTATCTGGAATCAGTCCAAACCCACCATCGTCCTTGAGGTAGGTGGTATCAAACGAGGCACTACATGGAAGGTAGGAGTAAATGGGATTAATAGAGATGCTTACTTTGGGCCCAATAATAATAACAGTGATCGCCATCGTTTACTCGGTTTATCGTTAAAGCCTTGGAGTACTGACGGAGAATTTATTCTCATAGCAGGACAGCACGATAAAAGTTTACAATGGAAAAACATGGTACCAATGAGCAGTTGGGTCATGGATACTATTGATACTATTCGAACACACAGTGACCGCCCTATACTATTCCGACCACATCCTAGATGCCCGTTACATTCTATAGAACATCAGTTTAAAAACGTATATAGGCAAAACCCAATACAACTGCCAAATAGTTACGATGACTTTGACCTAGATTTTAACCGCATATACGCTACTGTAAGCTGGAGTAGTAACCCGGGTATACATAGTGTCATAGATGGCGTTCCAGCGTTTGTAGGGCCCAGCTCGTTAGCGTATGACGTGGCTAATACCGACTTATCTCAAATAAACAATCCGCTAATGCCAGATAGACAGCAATGGCTTAACGATTATGCACACACCGAATGGACAGTTACTGAAATTGCAGACGGACTTCCATTAACACAATTAGAAAATTACCTAGAAACTAAAATTACTTCTTGATTTATATCGTTAACTGTTGTATAATAGTATTATGAGACAGCATAGTTATACAGAAGATTTATTCATCGATTTTGTCGAAACAGTCGAAAGAGAATTCTATTCATTGCAGTATCAAGATAGATCTGCAGCGCATAGTTTTCACACGGCTCTTGTTGAAGGCAGACATCTAACAGAAAAACAAGCACAGTATGTTTTAAAGATTCTTTTCAAATACAGAAAAACAGTTGGGAAAGAACTTGACTATGCTAATCATATGGAGATGCCTCAATGGAAACATCCGTTTAGACAAATAGACAATTCAAAGAAAGTATGGATTGAAACAGTAGGCAAAACACCAGCCATTGTACTTAAATTTCCATTCGGTTTCAAACAAGAGTTTGATGACTTTATTAAAGAAATTAAATACAACACAGATTATAAAAAGAATCAGTGGGATGCTGAACGTAAGGTAAGACTGCTAGGCTTTTATGATTACAACGTACTCTTATTAAAAGAATTTTTAGTAAACGCAGGATTTGAACTATCTTTAGAGTTTCATGATGCTGTTGATAGAGTTGAAGAAGTATTTCAAGACCAAACCGAATATGTTAAACGTTGTAAAATTGTAGAAGGTAGTGTTGAACTAGTTAATCCTAGTGAAAGTGCAGAAATATATTTTAGAAGAAACAAAACTACAAGTTTAGACAACAACTTAATTTTAGCTAAATCTTTAGGTCATACACTTCATCAAAAGACTGGCAAACTTAGTATTGCTAAGAAAATTGCTTCGACTCCGTCAAATGCATTTTGGATTAAAGATCTAGCTGAGTTTATAAAATTAGGGTATTTGGTAAATGGTAGAATTGGCATTATTTTAGATCGTACTAGCCAAGCAGGAACATGGTTAGAAGACTTGTTAGAAACTATTGCTATTAATAATTTTAACAAATCTGATTTTAGAGTTTGTTTTAGAGCCGGAAAACATGATGATCCAAAATTTAACAATTGGGTAAGAGATAACGGCTTAGGCGGTAAGATTGATGGTGCTAAGTTCTTAATCTTCAATCAAAAACCTCCAAAGTGGTTGTATAAGGATGAAAACGATGTTATAATACTAGCAAGTAATCAGTTGTTTGCACCTACTAACACTATGGCAAGACATCTGTTTAAAAACCATAACTGTGTAGTGTATGTTGGCGACATACAACCTACAAGAGACCAACGTGAGGAAGACCTAATTGAATTGTAAACTTATTATCAAAGACGAGGTGAACATTAAAGTAGATGGTCTTGCCATTGAGACACGAAGAAAGATTGCTAACAAGTTAAAATATGACTTGCCGTATGCTAGGCACATGCCTGCATATAAGTTAGGCCGCTGGGACGGTACTATGACTTTCTTTGGAATTGGCGGAACAGGGTTCCTTGCACACTTAGATATTATTATTCCTACTATTACCGGTGACGGATATGAAATTGAAGTAATAGATCATCGTACTGCTCCAGAGTTAACGTTTACACCTATTACAGAAAACTATTGGGCCGATCAAGGAAAAGTATGGCCTAAAGGACATCAGTTAGAAGGACAGCCTATTGTACTTAGAGATTATCAATATGATGTTGTTAACCAGTTCTTAGAAAATCCACAAAGTTTACAAGAAGTAGCAACCGGAGCAGGTAAAACTATTACTACTGCTACACTGAGTCACTTGTGCGAACCTTATGGACGTAGTATTGTAATTGTTCCTAACAAAAGTCTTGTTGTGCAAACAGAAGAAGATTATCTTAATTTAGGACTTGATGTAGGTGTATACTTTGGTGATAGAAAAGAACTAGGAAAGACACACACTATCTGTACATGGCAAAGTCTTAATGTATTAGATAAAAAAGGCAAATACAATGACGCACTAACATTAGCAGAATTCTTAGAAGGCGTTAATACAATTATTATTGACGAAGTGCATCAAGCAAAAGCAGATGTTCTTAAAAAACTGCTTACAGTAAATTTAAAAAATGCTCCAATTCGTTGGGGACTAACTGGAACTGTACCTAAAGAACCTTGGGAATTTCAAGGCATACTTGCAGGCATTGGTCCAGTAATTAACAATGTTTCGGCACACGATTTACAAGAGAAAGGTGTACTTGCAAAGTTAGATATACAAATTTTACAAACAAAAAATATTGAGGAATTTAGAAACTATCAAGAAGAATATACTTGGTTGGTAACAGATCCTAATAGAATATCTTGGATATCTTCTAAAGTGAAAGAATTTTCACTAACTGGTAATACATTAGTATTAGTAAACAGAATTGATACAGGTAAAAAAATTATAGAACATATACCTGAAGCAGTTTTTGTTGCTGGCGAAATGAAATTAGCTGATAGGAAAGATGAGTATGATGAAATTAAAACAAGTGATGGCAAAATTATCATTGCTACCTATGGCGTGGCTGCTGTCGGGATTAATATCCCTCGCATATTTAATCTGGTGCTTATTGAACCTGGCAAAAGTTTTGTTAGGGTAATTCAAAGTATTGGACGTGGGGTACGTATTGCTGAAGACAAGGACTTTGTACAAATATGGGATATTACATCAACGTGTAAATATGCAAAACGCCATTTAACTGAACGCAAGAAGTTTTATAGAGATGCAAAATATCCGTTTCATATTACAAAGGTAGATCAATAAGAAGATAAAAAATACTTGACTTAGATGGATTAATCTGTTATAATACAGTATAAAGTATCTAGTAAAAAACTATAAAAGTGATACAGTTGCGTATTACTATAACGGAGAATAAATGAGTAGAATATTAACATTGGAAAACAAGGCGTTTAATCTAAACGAACTGCCGGACGAAGTCGAAGAAGATGCAAGATTTAGTGTACTAGATAATTCGGATGCAAGTTATCCTGATTTCTACTTTATGCCTTTGATATTTCTTGAGTCTTTTAACAGCCCAGCTATCTTAATGAATATTGGTGGATATGAAATACAGATGCCACTAGATTGGTGTATGCTTGTTGGAGATAGTGACTGCGGAACAGACCCTGAGGTATTGCCGTTAACTTCAATTAATGAACGTGGATTTGAAGCATTTGTTATAAACCCTATTAAAGGTTACAGATCAGAATTTGCAGCAGTAGAGATTATTAACATCTATCAAGATGTTCGTTGGTACTTTCCTAAGATGAAAAATGGACAACTGCTAAGTGTGCCATTACATGATGGGCATAATCCATTGTGTGCATATTTTGTTAAAGAAATTAGCAGGCAGTCAGAACAGCTCGAATTGGCTAACCTACTCTGATAATTAAGTTAGTACATTATAAAATGTTTTTAGGAGAATTATGATGAGCATAAAAGCAGGTAAAATTTGGGGTTCTACAGAATTAATTCACGCTAATGGCGTACTTGAGTTCCACCGAATTGAATATAAAGCTGGATTTAAATGCAGCGAACACGAACATGAATTTAAATGGAATGGCTTCTTTGTAGAGTCAGGAAAGATGATTGTACGTGTATGGCAAGAAGATCAAGAAGGATTAGTAGATGAAACTATTCTTGAAGCAGGAGACTTTACACAAGTTAAGCCTGGTAAGATACATCAGTTTGAAGGTGTAGAAGATGGCGTTGCATTTGAGTTGTATTGGGCAGAGTTCAATCACAATGATATTAAACGTAGGTCTGTAGGTTCTTCTGTAAAATGAAATTAGGTGTTGTATCGACATTTAGCGATAAAGGTTATCATGAATACGGTAAGCATTTCGTAGAGAGCTGTAGACGATTTGTTGATCCTAATATAACAGTTTACATTTATGTAGATAATATTGTAATTGAAAACCCGCCAGCAAATTTTGTTATTAGAAAATTAGAACCTTCAGTACCAGAGCTTACAGAATTTAAAAAACGTAATGCTCATAGAGTACCGGGTAAATTTATATATGACGGTGTAAGATTTAGTCACAAAAGTTATTGTATATGGCATTGTGCAAACAACGCTGATGTTGATACGTTATGTTGGATTGACAGCGATGCTGAAATATTCAACCGTATTACTAAAGAATATCTTAAATCATTTTTGCCAGACGGATTATTTGTAAGTTATTTAGGAAGACCGCATTATACAGAAACAGGGTTCCTTGCGTTTGATTTAACGCACAAGCACTCTAAAGAATTTTTTGATGTGTGGAAAGAGTATTATACAAACGATACCATCTACGACCTAGCAGGACAATTAGATTGTCATGCGTTTGACGCTGCGAGAGAAAGACTTGAACAAGAAGGAAAGATACACAATTTTGATATTGCTGGTGTACGTTTCCCAGGGTTAGGTAAAAATCATTTTAATGCAGCACTTGAAAATCACATTATACACTACAAAGGTGATCGAAAATTAAAGAGAGACGAGCAATTAGCTCGTGCATTGAAACGAATGAACAAAGGTAAAAACTAAGATGAGTGTTAAAGGAATCAACGGACTGAAGCATAAAAAAGAAGCAGAATTTATTCTTCAGATAACTCGTACAGCAACAATTAGAGAAGAAAAAACTTTTGTTGTTGATATGTACGAAGGTAAAGATTTAATTGAAAGTCGTAAGTTGCCCGGATATAGTAAAGCGTATGCAGAAAGCTGTGCTGAGAACTGGGAAAACGGTGTTATTGAAAAATGAAAGTAGTACTAACAGGTCATAAAGGGTTTATTGGTAGTCACTATCATGATTACATTAAAGGCTCCAATGACGTTACTACATACGATTTAGCATCAGGACAAGACTTGTGTAATTTAGAGATAGTTTCTCAAACACCAGATGCTGATGTTGTAGTGCATATGGCTGCAACAAACGGAACTAGATTATTCTACGAAACGCCTACAGCAGTTGCATTTAATAATACAATTCCTACATTTAACTTAATCCAACGCTACATTAACACCAACGCAAAGTTTGTGTTTACTAGCACATGCGAAATTTTTAATGGAGCAATTGACAATGGTTATTACAATGTTCCAACAGACGAAAATGTTCCAGTAATGTTTAACGACATC